ATGGCAGCTATCAGAGGTGATGTAGGCAAGATCATGTTTCATAATGCGGCTGGTACTGAAGCCGATATTGCTGGAACAAGATCATGGTCATTATCAGTTTCAAAAGATACTTTAGAAACTACAGTTCAAGGAAATACATCTAAGACATTTATTGGTGGTCTTATTTCTGGTGAAGGTTCAGCAGAATTAATTTATGACAATGCTGGTAACGCTGATTATTTATCATTTGTTGAAGATATATTAACAACTGGTGATGCTGGTGACGCATTGTTTGAATTGTTTCCAGATAGCGGTGCAAGTTCTAAAAAGTTAGCATTTTCTGGAATCATTACAAGTGCTGAATATGGAGCAACACTTGGAGAAACACAGTTAATTAATATTTCATTCCAGACAACTGGTGCAATAACTTCAGACATTTAACACATTTAAAATACTTCGCATTTTATTTTTATGGCAGAAAAGAAAACTCTTGATCTTTTAAAGAACGCTTTTGACCTTAGTAAAAGACGTAAATTTGACGTTAAAGATAACGAAGGCAATGTTGTAGTCAGTTTGTATTTTAAAGCTATTACAAGGGCAGACAGAGCAAGAGCAACGCAAAGGGCTGGCAGTGATGATCCTTTAGTTGTTTCCACTCATATGCTTTGTCAGTTAGCAGAAAATGAAGATGGAACTAAGGCTTTTCACCCAGCCGATTTTGCTAATTTACAAAATGAATTACCAGAAAACGTATTAAATGAAATTGAATTGTTTTTATTTGGTATAAATCAAAACGCTACGATTGACAACACAAAGGAATCTTAAAGGGGGATAACTGGTTAAATTTTGAGTTTTTCCTTGCAACAGAATTAGGTAAGACAGTAAGTGAATTAAGAACACAACTCACTGAGGAAGAGTTGGTATTTTTTGCTGGTTATTATGAATTAAAACGTGAAAGAGAAAAAAAAGAACTAGATGCAATCAAACGCAAATCAAAGTATAGTTAAAGGAGTTATTGTTTAGTCGTGGCAGTTTCAAACGTTGAATTAAGAGTTGGAGCCACTCAAGCAATTACAGCATTAAAGAATGTTAATACACAGGCACAAAAATTTAATCAAACTGTAAATGGCACAAATAGCAAATTAAAAGACGCAAATAGAGCTTTACCTATAATGGGTAAGTCATTTTTTGGTGCTGGTGCGGCGGCTAAAGGAGCCTCTTTAGGTTTTAAGGCTGCTGGGGCTGCATTGATGACAGCTTTAGGCCCACTTGCTGCTGGACTTACCGCAGTAACCCTATTAACAAAAGCATTTCAAAATTTAGCGGCTGCTGACTTTGCAAGTACAAAAGTTAAAACACTTGGAGTTGATGTAGAGGCACTCAAACCACAACTTGCAAGCTTATCAAATGAATTAAGTGGTCAAGCTTCACAACTTGATTTACTAGCAGCGTCTTATGATGTAGCGTCTGCTGGCTTTGGTGAGACTGCTGAACTAACAGATGTATTAAAGGCATCACAGTTAGGTGCTACTGGTGGATTTTCTGATTTAGCTACAGTTGCTGATGCTACTACTTCAGTTCTTAACTCTTATGGACTTGAATCAGATAAAGCCGCAAAATTAATTGATGGATTTATACAGACACAGAATGACGGTAAAATTGTTGTAGATCAATACGCAAAGCAAATAGGACGTATTGCACCAATAGCCTCTGGTGCTGGTATAGGCATAGAAGAATTAAACGCTGCTATTTCATCTGTTACTGCGGCTGGTGTTCCTGTTGAATCAACCTTTGCTGGACTAAGACAGGTTATTGCTTCAATTCAAAAACCTACAAGTGAGGCATCAAAAATTGCAGAAAAGCTTGGCATAGACTTTAGTGCCGCAGCTTTAAATTCAAAAGGATTGAGTGGAGTTTTAGAGGACATAGTTAAAAGTGGTGGGTCAAGTGCAGAGAATCTTTCTAAATTATTTGGAAGTGTTGAGGCACTTACAGCGATACAACCTTTATTAAATGATGGTTTAGTTTCTTTTAATAAAAACTTAGAAAATCAAGCTAATGCACAAGGAAAAGCTGCTAAAGCTGCATTTGAGGCACAGAATACAATACAAGGGCAAATACAAAGATTAGGGGCTGCATTTACAAACCTGACAACAGAAGGATCTGAGTTTGGTATTGCCATTAGAGAAGTAATTAAAATTACTGCTGTTACTGTTGAAGCTCTTAAAAGTGCTTTTGAGATTGCTATTCTTGCCCCATTACGTTTAATTATTGGAGTTGTTAAACAAGTCGGAACTGTTATTGGTCAAGCTTTAGGTATAGAGGCAACTAATGTTTTGTTTAATTTAGAACAAGGTTGGATAAATATAAAACAAGCAATTACAGATTTAGTAGGTGAGGCAGAGTTTATTGGCAAAGTTATAGGTGGAGTTATTGCAGTAACAATAAGGAATGTTAATACTTTACAAAGAAATATTGTTAATGGTTTTTTAAAAGCAACAGAACCAGTTGTTAAGTTTTTTAAAGGACTTCAACAATCTGTTGTAAATGTCGCTGGAAACATAGTTAAAGCCTTTAGAACAGCGTTTCAGAAACTTATTGAAGTTATACCTCCTCCATTAAAAAAATTGCTCGGTGGTTTAGAACTTCCTAAGCTTAACTTTGATATAGCTTTACCAAAATTTGATGATCCATTTAAAGGATTAAAAGAAAAAGTAATAGAAATAAAAGATGCTGTTGTTGAATATTCAGAGGTCGAAAGAGGAGTAACTAATGAAGTAAAAGAACAATTAGATGCAAAAAATAATATTGTTGCTACTAATGGACAATTAAAAACAGGTGTTGAACAATTAACAGAGGCCGAGAAAAATGCAAAAGAAGAGGCAGAAAAATTAAAAGAAACTTTTAAAGGTATCGGAGAATCTGTAAGAAGTGATTTAGTTGGAGGCCTAAGAGACGCTATTAATGGTAGTAAATCTTTTGGACAAGCTATTTCTGGGGTATTAAATAATCTTAAAAATAAACTTCTTGATATTGCATTAAATAAAGCAATCAGTGGTATTGGTAATGCTTTAAGTGGTGGTAAAGGTTTTGGAGGTGGTTTCTTATCTGGATTGTTTGGTAAGGAAAGAGGTGGAAGAGTATCTGCTGGTGGTGCTTTTGTTGTTGGTGAAAGAGGGCCAGAAATATTGCAGATGGGTTCTAAGGGTGGCAATATAATTCCAAACAGTCAAATCGGTGGAGGAGGTGACAGTATTACTAATATGATTACTGTTAATGTTGACGCAAATCAAAGTAATGTCGCTGGTAATAATGCAGATGCAAATCAACTTGGTAATCAAATTGCAATCGCAATTCAAACAGAGCTTATTAAACAAAAACGTGCTGGAGGTTTATTAGCATAATGGCAACTTTTCCAAGCATTACACCTCAATACAGCACTCAAGAAACTGTTGAACAAGACAGCTTAAGAATAAAACTTGGTGATGGATACGAGCAAAGATTTGTACAAGGATTACCAGCAAATAAAAGATTAATAAATTTATCTTTAACTTTTAATGTTTCTACAGCAGATGCGACAACAATTGATACTTTTTTAGATGCACGTTTTGATGATCAAGATGCTTTCGACTTTACTCCTCCTCATCATTCATCGGCACTAAAGTTTATTTGTACTAGAAGATCAAGAACTGCAATTCTCAACAACAGAGTTACAATGAATTTTACATTTGAACAAGTAGCAGAACCCTAATGGCTATTCCTGTATCTGAATTACAAAAACTTAATCCTAGTGCAAGAATAGAACTCTTTGTAATGGAGCTAGTAGAGGGCTTGCATTATGCGACAGGAAACCCATCTAATGTTCCTACAACATATAGATTTCACTCTGGCTCTAATATGAATAGTAATGCAGAAATAATATGGCAAGGCAATACATATCAACGATTTCCTATAACATTTGAAGGTGCTGAGTTTACTGGAAAAGGTCAAGTTCCAAGACCTACTTTGACAGTTGCAAACTTGGGCGGTATTACAAGAAGCGGCTCTGTTATAACTGTTACTGATTTAATGATAATTGTTAATTTAACTACCCCTCATAATGATTTGGCAGATGCCAAGATTACAAGAATCACAACTCATGCAAGTGAACTTGATGCGGCAAATTTTCCAAGTAATAATAATCCTTTCGGCACACCATCATCAAATGAATTACCTCAAGAAATATTTTTTATTGATAGAAAAACAAGTGAATCAAGAGAACTTGTACAGTTTGAGTTAGTTGGTGCTTTAGATCAAGCAAATAAAAAAATCCCAAAACGACAAGTAACAAGAAAAGACTTTGCTGGTGTTGGTACTTTTATTAATAGATAATGACTTATTTATGGAAACAAGATGCAATAAACCATGCAAAGGAATGTGACCCAGAGGAATCTTGTGGAATTGTTGGAAAGTTAAATAATAAAGAAAAATATTTTCCTTGTAAAAATATATCTACAGAATTAAAACTTGAATCTTTTATTATTGACCCAGATGATTATGCAAATGTAGAGGATGCTGTAGATGAAATAACAGGAATTGTTCATAGTCATCCGCAAAATATATTGGAATTTTCTAACGCTGATAAATACAGTTGTAAATCTATAGATATAACTTTTTATCTTGTTTCTCCGAAATCGGATAAAATAGCAGTATTAAATCCAGACGAAATAGATGCTTAAAAAAATAAAAGTTTATGGTACTTTAAGAAAATTTTTAGGTCAATCTGAATTTGAAGTTGATCTTAATACACCAAGAGAGGCTATAAGCTTTTTGCTTTGTAATTTTAAAGGTATAGAGCAACATATGGCACAGCAGTTTTACACAATAAGAGTGGGAGCAAAAATAATTACAGAGGATTTATTAAATTTAAATACTAAAGAGGATATAAAAATAATTCCTATTGTTCATGGTAATTTTTTTAATTTTATTATTGGTGCGGCCTTAAAATTTGTTGCTCCAAAGATAGGAGGATTTATTGGGGCTAATTTAATATCAACGATTTTAGGTGTGGTTGGTACTAATATGCTTATTGATGGAGTTACAAGTTTACTTTCTCCACAACAAAGCAATCAATCTGCTGTTGGTCAACAAGATAGTCTTGACCCAGCCGCTTTAGCTTCAAACTATTCTTTTACAGGGCTGACAAATATAAGTAATGCTGGAGTTCCAGTTAATTTAGTATATGGTGAGATTTTAGTTGGTTCGATTGTGGTTTCAAATGGAGTTGATACTGTACAAGTGGAGGGTAACAACTGATGGCTATTCAAGAATTTGATCAAAGTACAACTTTTTCTAATCCAGATTTGCCCAGTGGTGCATTATCTTCAAAACAATTTAATACGATCGTGGAATTGCTTGGGGAGGGAGAAATAGAGGGCAGTGCTTCAGCTTCAAAAGCAAGCATCACAGATAAAACTTCAACTGCATACTTTAACGCTTTTAAAAAAGACATTTTTTTGAATGGCACACAAGTTTTGCAAGAAGCTGCCAGTAATAGTTCACCACAAGACAGTGATTTTAATTTTAAAGATGTTGGTTTTGATTTTAGGCTTGGCACTTCAAATCAAACTTTTATTGAAGGCATATCAAATATTGAAACTGAATCTGTTATTGGTACAACTGTTACTACTTCCAATCCTGTCACTCATACTGTTACGCAATCAAATATTAATGCAGTCAGAGTTACTTTAAGATTTCCTTCAATGCAAAAATTTGAAGATAACGGAGATATAAACGGAGTTGAGGTAAATTTATTAATTAAAACGATTGAAAATGACGGCACAACAACAACTGTTATTAATGACACTGTAAAAGGAAGATCAACAAATGCTTATTTTAGAGATTATATAATTAAATTAAAATCAACAACCTCTTTTCCAGTAGCTATAAGAGTTGAAAGAGTAACAGCCGACAGTACAGATGCTAAATTAGTAAATGCTTTTCAGTTTAATCAAGCAACTAATATAATTTTTGAACAAAACGCATATCCAGATACGGCTCACGTTGCATTAAGATTTAATGCTGAACAGTTCCCTAGAATACCAAAAAGAGTTTATAGGATTAGAGGACGTAAGGTAAAAATCCCACATAATGCAACTGTTAATTTGCAGACAGGTGCAATTACATATGCTGGTACATTTAACGGAACTTTTAAAACAGATAAAGAATGGACAACAGACCCAGCATGGATTCTTTACGATTTGCTTATAGATACTAGGGCTGGATGTTCTATTCCAGAATCAAATCTTGATAAATTTTCTTTTAAAACTGTAAGTGAATATTGCGGTGAATCTGTAGATGCTGGAAACGGTGACGGCTCTACAGAACCAAGATTCAGTTGCAACGTAAATATTACACAGCAACAAGAAGCCTATACATTAATAAATTCATTATGTTCTGTAATGAGAGTTATGCCCTTTTATTCTGCTGGAGGTATTGCTATATCTCAAGATGCACCAAAAGCGGCTTCTTACATTTTTACAAATGCAAACGTCACTGAAGAGGGTTTTTTATATGCTGGCTCAAGTTTAAAAACTAGACATACAGTTATAAATGTGAGTTATTTTGATATGACTACACAAGAAATAGATATTGAGACTGTAGAGGCTGATGCCGCAACTCAAGCTAAATACGGTGTAGTAATAAAAAATATTAAGGCTTTTGCAACAACTAGCCGCAATCAGGCAAGAAGATTAGGACGTTGGTTTTTATACAATGAACAAAATGCTGGAGAAACTTGTTCTTTCACAACAACTGCGGCTGCTGGTGTACTGGTGCGATGTGGTGATGTTATAGAAATTTCTGACAGATTAAAAGCTGGTGTAAGACGTGGAGGGTTGTTAAAAAGCGTCACTAATACAACAACAGTAGTACTAGACGATTCTGATAATACAGATATTCCAAGTATTTCTGATAGCCCTACAATTTCTGTAATCTTGCCAGATGGCTCTCTTGAACAAAAAACAATAAGTAATATTTCTGGTACAACAATAACTGTTTCCTCTGCCTTTAGTACGGCTCCAAACGAACACGCACCTTACATTTTAGAAACTTCAAGCCTTGAAACTACAACTTGGAGAGTTGTTAATGTAAAAGAAAATGAAAATAAAACTTTTGGTATAACTGCCCTATCACACAATTCTGGCAAATACGCTTTTGTGGAGGACGGTACAGCATTACCAACAAGAAATATAACAACGCTTACTGAAGTAAAAGGGCCACCAGAGGGGTTAAATCCTTCAGAAAAAATAGTTGTTATAAATGGTACTGCTGTTCCAAAAATAATTCTTGATTGGCAACCTCAAGCTGGTGTTTCTAAATATCAAGTTCAATATAGAGCTAATAATGGAGATTTTAAAACCATTGAAAGTCCATCTAGTAATGTTGAAATATTTAATACAGATGTAGGTACATATGAATTTAGAGTATTTAGTTTTAATGCTCTTGGACAACCATCGAGGACGGCTGCTGAAACAACATTTGAAGCTGTAGGAAAAACAGCACCACCTCAAAATATAACTGGCTTAACTTATGAACCTTTAACAGATAAACTTGCGAGACTCAGATGGAACCCACCAACTGAGGCAGATGTGGTCGCAGGGGGGAAAATCTTTATCAGGCATACACCAGACACCACAGGAAATGGCACTTTTTCAAATGCAACTGACCTTGTAACTGCGGTTGCTGGTAATACAAGTTCTGTCGAAATACCAATTTTAGCTGGTGAAGTAATTTTAAGATCCCAAGATGATGGCGGTCGTTTTAGTACAGGAGAAACATCTGTAATTATTGATCCACCTGACCCACTGCCAGCTTTAATTGCTCAAACTAGAAGAGAGGATAACGATAACCCAAAATTTCAAGGAACTAAAGTAAATACAGCTTTTGATAATGCTTCAAATTCATTAACTTTAACTGGTACAGGATTATTTGATGATATTACTGATTTAAACGCTGAAAATAGTTTAGATTTTATTGGTGGTGTCGCTTCTTCTGGTACTTATAGTTTTGGTGGAACTGCTGGGGGTACTTTTTTAGATTTAGGTGGTGTATTTGCTTTAGACCTCAAAAGACACATGAAGTCTCAAGCTATATTTCCAAATGATTTATTAGATAACAGAGGTTTAATTGACAGCTTACAAGATTTTGATGGAACTGACAGTGTAGATGTAAACGCAATATTAGAGGTTAATGTAACTCAAGATGACCCCAGTTCTGGTTCTGCAACTTACGCTGGATTTCAAACTTTTGCTAATGGAACATATAAAGGTCGAGGATTTAAATTTAGAACTACTTTAACTTCAAATGATGATACGCAAACAATACAAGTTACAGAATTAGGTTACACAGCAAGTTTGCAAAAAAGAATTGAATCAGGAACTAGAACATCAAACGGTTTAACTACCGTTTCTTTTGATAATGATTTCTTTGTTGGTACAAGTTCTTTACTTGGTGCAAATACACAACTCCCATCAATCGGTATTACAGCAAGTGATTTACAAGCTGGTGACTTTTTCACATTATCAGATATAACCGCTTCATCATTTAAAGTACAATTCAAAAATAGTTCTGGAGCTTCAATTAATAGAAACTTTAACTTTACTGCTATTGGGTTTGGTAAAGGTGGATAAAAAAGATATACTAAGAAAAATTACTGTTTTTTAAATGGCAAGAGTTGACAATACTGGTGGATCAGGTTTTACCGTTGATAACGGAACTGGACTTGTTGTAAGAACAAAGCTTAACCAGATAATTGCAGCTTTAAGCACCTTAAATCAAGGTTCTGGAGATCCTACAATCGGTGTTGCAGCTTACGTTCCACATATTGATGGTAATACCTTAAAAATTAGAAATGCCGCTAATAATGCTTTTGTAAGCTTGGGGGATGTCAGCCTTGCAAATTTGGGTCATGCTTCATTATCTGTTGCTAATACTTTTACAGCCAGAGCAACTTTTAATATAACTTCATCGATAACCTTGCCGTCTGGTACAACGGCTCAGAGAGACGGCAGCCCAGCAGTTGGTATGATTCGTCACAACAGCCAAACAAACCAGTTTGAAGGTTATAACAATGGTGCTTGGGGTTCATTAAGTGGTGCTAGTGGCATATCAAACGTAGTTGATGACACATCACCGCAGCTAGGTGGAAATCTTGATGTTCAAGCAAATGAGTTAAATACTTCTACAACAAACGGAAACATAAAAGTAACACCAAATGGCACAGGATTATTTGAGGTTAAAGGAAATACAAATGCTGGAACACTACAGCTTAATTGTGAATCAAACAGTCATGGAGTAAAACTTAAATCCCCTGCCCATAGTGCTGGTCAATCTTTTACTTTAATTTTGCCAGATAATCAAATTGCTGCTGATAAAATTTTAAAAGTAAAAAGTATTAGTGGATCTGGTGCAACTGCTGTAGGACAGTTGGAGTTTGCGGATGCTGGTGGCGGTGGCGGTGGTACTGGCGGTGGCGGTGAACAAATTTTCTTTGAATCAGAGAATGAAATGAATACAAGTTATACAATCTCATCAAATCATAACGCTTTAGTCGCTGGCCCTCTCACTATTGCTAGTGGTGCTACACTAACAATAAATAGTCCTTCAGTTGTAACAATTCCATAATGGCTATAGCAATTAACGGTTCTTCAAATACGATTACAGGCATAGCGGTAGGAGGACTTCCAGACGGTATTGTTGATACCGATATGCTTGCTAATGATGCAGTAAATAGTAATAAAATTTCTAATGATTTAACAGTTGCAAATGATCTTTCTGTAGATAATGATTTAAAAATTGATTCTGGTTTTGGCTCTACAACAACTATTTTCGGGGTTAGAGCATGGGCTACTATAGACGGAACTGGAACTGTAAGTAATCGAGCAAGTGGCAATGTATCTTCTACAACTGACAATGGAACTGGAGACTATACAGTTAATTTTACAACTGCTTTTCCTGACGTAAATTATAGCGTTGCTTGTGCAATACCAGTTATAAACGATCAAGGTGCAACTTATGGTTGGGGTTTAAAACATGATAATGCAGGTGCAAGTTCCGCACCAACAACAAAAACTACATCAGCTTGTAGATTGCAAGCAAGAAGAGAAAGTGATTACGATATAGATTTTGGTCACGTTATGTTTGTGAGGTAACTATGTCAAAAATTATTTATTTACAAGATAATGGCAGAATTGCAATTATTAATCCTATATTAACTGAAATTAATACTGCAACTGGAAAAGAATTTACTGTCGAAGAAATTGCAAAAAAAGATGTTCCTACAGGAAAAAAATATAAAATAGTAAAAGATTCTGATATTCCTAGTGATCGAAGTTTTAGAAATGCTTGGACAGCTTCAGAATCAGACCTTACAGATGGAGTTGGTTCATGAGTATTATTAAAACAGATATGGCAAAAGCCAGAGAATTACATAAAGAAAAAATCAGAAATGCAAGAAAAGATAAACTTGCAGAACTTGATATTGAGTTTCAAAAAGCTTTAGAGACATCATCTAGCACTACTGATATAGTTAGTAAGAAGCAAGCATTAAGGGATGCCCCTGCTGATTCTGCCATAGCTTCTGCATCTAATGAAGCTGAATTAAAAGCACAATGGAACACTTCCATTCTTGGTACTTCTCCTTATAGCTAATTATGAGCCAGATCAAACTAAAACATAGCGGTGGTAATTCAGTAATCATAGCTGCACCAGATAGTAACCCTGCATCTGATCGCACTCTTAAATTACCTAGTAATGCAGATGGAACAGTTTTAACTACAACAAATCCAAAATCAGGAAATATTATTCAAGTTGTAAATATGGTTAAAACAGATACAGTCTCTTTGACAATGACTACAAGTTTTCAAGACGTATCTGGATTCACAATATCAATAACACCAACTGCTGCTAACAGTAAAATTATTTTAGCTGGCTCAATAGTTGTAGCTTCTAGAACTAATTATGCTTTTGGTAAATTCCTTAGAAGTATAAATGGTGGTACTTATGCAAGTCCTACAGGTTGGAGAGGTGATGCTGCTGGTAATAGAAGTCAATCTCAATTAGGTTCAATATATAGATCTTTTTCTGGTGGAGATAGTTATGTAAGTAGCCCTATGGCTGTTTACGCTGTTGATACAGACCACAATACAACAAATTCTATAACTTATAAATTAGAATATAAAACCTCTAGTGGCTCTTCCTCTGTTATATATTTCAACAGGTCAAGTGCTGATGCTAACGATTCCAACGGTGGTAGATCTTGTTCACACCTAACTCTTATGGAGGTAGCAGCATAATGTCATTAGATCACGAAGCAATTTATAAAGCATACGCTGGAACAGTTGTTAGTATTGATGACTCTGCTGGTGCGTTTGATAAAGATGGAAAGTCTGTAACTCTTGAGCAAAGCAAGATAGATGCTGCACGAACCACACTTGATGCTGAAGCTGCCGCTATCAAGTATCAAACTGATAGAACAACTAATGGTTCTACTGTTTATGCTTCTTTTGGAGATCAACTTGATATGTTGTATGCCGATATGCTCGCTGGTAAACTAGATACAACTGGAACGTGGGCTACCCACATTAAAGCTGTAAAGGACGCTAATCCAAAACCATGAGTGAAATCAAAGTAAATTCGATAAAAGGGGTAGGAGCTACGGCTGCTGCTATTACCGTAAATAATTCTGATGGAACGTGTACTGCCAATATTACAAATAAACCTAATCGTAATTTAATAATCAACGGAGATATGAAAATAGCCCAAAGGGGAACGTCATCTACATCCTCTGGATTTTATACAGTTGATAGATTTCAATTAAATTATACTGGAACTAACGAAGCTCCAACACAGGCACAAGTAGCTTTAACAAGTAGTGATACACCTTATAGTTCGGGTTTTAGATTTTCATATAAAGTAACTAACGGAAACCAGACAGGTGGCGGAGGTGCTGCTAAGTTTATAAGATTTAAAACAACAATAGAAGCACAAGATATTGCTCAAAGTGGTTGGAATTATACTTCTAGTTCAAGTAATGTAACTTTATCTTTTTGGGTAAAAGCTAGTATTGCCCAAACATACTATGGAAGATTACAGACAGAGGATGGAACTGCAAGAAATTATCCTTTTTCATTTGCTTTATCTGAAAACACTTGGACAAAAGTAACAAAAACAATATCTGGTAATACAAGTCCAACCCTCCAGTTTGATAATGATAATGGTGCTGGATTAATTTTGGAGATTGTTCCTTACTATGGTACAAATTATACAGGTTCAATGAGTTTAGATGCATGGGCAACTTATTCAGATCGAACACCCAATAATACTGCATCATGGTATGAAGCAGATAATGCGACATTTGAAATTACAGGAGTTCAATTAGAAGTTTCGGATCATGCCAGCGACTTCCAATTTAAAAGCTTCGCAGAGGAGCTTGCTTTATGTCAGAGATATTTTCATATAATAAAAACAGGATCAGGAGAAGAATTTTATCTTGGTCAATTACAAGTTTATGGTTCTGGTGCTTGTCATGGTAAGTATTTTCATTTTCCAGTAACAATGAGAACAAAACCAACAACAACTTTAAGCGGTAATATTACCCCAACTAATTCTTCTGGTAGCTTTACCACTAATTTTTCTAGTGCTACTTTTGATAGAAATTCACCTGAGTTTGTTGGTTCTAATAATACAAGTGGTTCCAGTGGTTTATCCGCTGGAAATACTACTGCTGTGGGTTTACGAGAAAACAGTTCTATTTCATCTTCTGCGGAGTTATGACCATGATTTACAAATACGTTACAGACAGATTTACAGGAAAAAATCATACTAGCTGTATAAAAAGAATTAATGATGATGGAAGTCAAAGCACAATTCCATTTGATGAAGCAAACACCGACTACCAAGCCTATTTAGAGTGGAAAGCTATAGACGGTAACGAACCCGAAGCTGCTGATTAATTAGTTTTTTCCATTTGCCTTGTCATCATGGAGAGTGACAGATAGAGTGGGGCTAAGGCACATAGACCACAAAATGTGATTAATGTTACTGGAATAAGTGCCTTTGCTATCGCTTCTTTAATTAAATCCAATGTTTCAAAAGATCGCCAACATTTTAAGTATAGCTTCATTCGTACTTATAACCAGCACTTTAGGTGCTTCTTACATGGGTTATAAATATCTGAGTTCTGAACAATTCAAAGCAAAGATAATGAATCAGGTATTAGGTGAAGTAAAAGGTTTATTGCCAAATGTGATGGATAATGCACTACCAAAAACAACAGGTCAATCAATTCCTTTGCCAAAAAAACTTGGGTTATAGTTGGAAATACCAGAAATAAAAATACCAGAAATAAATATTCCTGAGATTCATTTACCTTATACTTTTTTGCCTAATTATGACCACAGTAATGTAGAAGTTACAGGCTGCACATACTATCATAGAGATACAAAAAATACAGGCAATAGAAATCTAATAATTGATGATCCAAATGGAGTGGTAAGTAACTGTCCTTATCCAAGTTTCTATCCTTTAAATTATCAACCAGATCAATTAATTATTGTTGAGGAAGCTGCACCAGTACAACAAGAACAAAAACCTATACCAGAAGGTAAACCACCTCAAGCAAAGATACCTAAAGAAGAAAAAAAAGAAGATGACTATAAACCTTGTCCACCTAAAAATGCACCATTTAGAGAAGGAGATTTCAAAAATGAGCTTCGGCTTGAAAGGCTGGTAAAATGGGAGCGAGACATATCAGATGGTTCGTGCAATGCGGTCTGGGAAAAAGTACCTTTTATCGACCAATATATCCCACAACCTAGCACTATTGTCTCTACTGCTGTTATTGCTAGTGTGGCTGCGACTACTCCTATTATTTTAAATTTAGTAAAACCTATTGTGAAAAATCTTATAAAGAAACTGACAAAGAAAAAAGATAAATCTACTTAGTCTTTATTTCGTGCGTATGTGGTATAACTTGATTTGGTGGTACTGTTACTTTTATCCCTTCACAAATCTCTGCGTATTTTCCAACAAAGGTTACACCTAGTTTTGCCTGTTCCCCACATACCCGAAGTCTAAAGAGTGCGATTTCAAGTTTCTGTTTTTGGTATAGTAATTCTTGATTTTTTATATTTACTTCTGTTGCTGTGTGGCAAAGAGCAGGGGCTTTTCCCAATGGTATGCTTATTTGAGCCGAAATTCCATAATTTAAATTATAGTTATCCTTCTCAAATCTAGGTGTTTCTTGAACATACTTAATAGCACCTGTATTTTCGTCATAAATATTCTGTCTAGTAACAGTTTCTTTAGGTCGATTAAATGACCACGCATCTGTTACATATGGGGTAATAGTAAGGCTAGGAGAAGAACATACAATGCCTTGTGACATCCTAAATTGTGGAGTACTTTGTGGTGCTATCATTGTGGCATTATTATTGACGGTTCCTTGTGCATTGCTTGATGGAGAAGCGACTGTGGTTGAGGCTATAACTGGCTTTACAGGGATTACAAATAAAGCTATTGCCCAAAGGTAGTTTCTACGGTGGTTGTTGTGGTTGTATTTATAACCCGATCTATTTTTGTTATTGTGTCTATTCCACTTCCAATAACTGTTTCTACTAAAGAAAATGGCTGGCCTTGGTTGACTATTTTCCATCTTGGCACATC